GCAAATACTTTGAGCGGCGCGGCTACCGCTACGCCGACACCAGCATGATGAAAGATCTTACCTGATGGCAATTTTTTCAGCAGCTGTTGCCGCCATAGGGGCCGTTACTACCTGGTTCGGTACGTTGTCTGTTGTGGCGCAGATCGGGGTTCGTTTCGCTGCAGGTTTCGCGTTCAACGCGCTGTCGAAGGCATTGGCCGGGAAGCCGGACGCGCCCCGAGAGCCGGGAATTGTAGGTGAGCTTCAGCAGGGCGCTGACTTGCCGCGCTCTTTCCTGATGGGTTTTCGAGCGACAGCAGGATCTCTGGCCTACCATAACCAATGGGGCGGCGCAGAAAATGAGTTCTACACGCGCATCACAGTCCTCTCCGATCTGCCAATCGCGGATCTGGTGGAGGTCTGGATCGAGGGAAAGCTATATCAGCTTGACAAGGCTAATCCGCATCCGGATTACGGATGGCCTATCATCGGCATGTCCGAAACCATCACGACAACGCAGAGAGTTGCGGATGGTTTTGTCGAAGGTGGCCGAGCAGGGGGTCAGCCGCGGTTTAGGCTGGTCGATACCGAGTCCGAGGAGCCCTACGGATGGGTCAAGTTCTATGATGGCAACCAGACCGTCGCCGACAGCTTTGTCACATCTCAGGTGGCCACCGAAGAGCGACCCTGGAGCGCAAGCGAGGTCGGTTTCGGTATCGCCTATGCCGTCAGTACCTTCAAGATAAACCGCACGCTGTTCCAGGGCCTGCCTCAGATCCTGTTTGTCTGCAACGGCATCCCATTGCTGGACCGCTCAACCGGGCTGACCACACATTCCAACAACCCGATCGTCCAGGCCGATGCGTTGTTGTCTGGATTGAGCTACGGTGGTCAGTGGTTCTACGGTCCGCAAACCGGCACGCGGTTAAACGTTTCCGAGATCTCTGCCGAGATTGCAAAGTGCAATGCGCCGGTGCCCGGAGCATCGGCGATGACTACCGCAGAGCGCGTCGAGGCCTTTGGCAGTGCCACGATCCCTGCGCGCTACCGTTCCAGTATGGAGGTCAGGCTCGACAGGCCTGTTGCGGATGTCCTGGAAGACATCATCAGCGCCTGCAACGGGCGGATCTCCGAAGTCGGCACCCGCTACCGCGTGCAGGTGGGTGACCCCGAAATTGCAGTGCTGTCGATCACTGATGCCGATTTCAGGTCGACGCAGGGTCAAAGCTTTGCGCCGTTTTTCCCATTGGCGGAGACGGTAAACGCGATCACTGCAACCTATCCGGCTCCTGCCGAAGGCTGGCAGTCACAGGATGCACCGCCGCTTTACCGCCCCGATCTTGAGGTGGATGACGGAAACCGGCGTCTGCCGACGGGCGTTCAGCTCGATGCCGTGCCCTATCCTGAGCAGGTGCAACGGCTGATGACCTCCGCGCTGGCAGAGGCGCGCCGCGCCCGGCGGCACTCGGGCGTGCTGCCTGCGCGTCTGTGGCGGTTGGAACCTGGGGATTTCATCGAGTGGAGTTCTGCACGGCACGGCTACAGCGCCAAGCTCTGGCGCGTAGACGGGCTTTCGGATTTGAAAAACGGTGATCTGGCCGTTGATCTGACCGAGGTTGATCCTGACGATTATGACCGCGATGCTAAATCCGAATTTCGTCCAGTTATTGCGGGATCTCTTTCGGGTGTTGCGGCAAAGCCGGTCGAGCTTTTGGATTGGGGTGTCGAGGGTGTCAGCGTAGGGGTCGATGACATGCTGCGTCCGGCATTGCAGCTCAGTTGGAGGCCGCAAAGCAATGATCAGTTTACGGGCATCTCTTATCAAGTGCGCCTTACGGCAGACCAGCGGATCAACAGGAGTGGGCTTTGACCTCATCTCGGGCGCATTGCTGCCCGGAGTGGCCTATGAGGCGCGCGGGCGGATCAACACCCCACAGCGGTCGATCTGGACTGCATGGATCGGCGCGACAACTCCCGACATCCGTCTCGATCTGGCAGACCTTGATGCGCTGCTGTCTGAGAAGATTGTTGATACCGCAGAGCGGATTGAGCAAGTTGAGACTTTTGCGCTGCAAACGCAAAACACGGTTGAGGCCGATGCGCGGGCGCGAGTGCCCGCAGATCGGATCGTAGAGGAAGCCCTTGAGCAGATCGGGGCGCGTGTTACTTCGCTGATGTTGCGGGTGAATGACACGCGCAGCCGCATCGCGCGGGCGGGTATATATGTGGACGAGGCCGATGGCAGCGTGCGGATCGAGGGCGTCAAAAGCATTGAGGGCGCGCTGTTTGAGACGCAGATTGCGATTAACGAGATTGCGGGACAGATCAGTCTTACGGCAACGCAGGAGTTCGTGCGCTCGGAGGTAGCAGGCGCAATCCTTGATCCGTCTCAGATTCCGCTTTTGGACGACATCGTTACGCAGCTGAACACCGTGCAGCTCGATCTTGCCGCTGCAAATGCTGCGATCACGGCCAAAGCGGATGTGCTGACCGTTGCGGCGCAGGAGGTGCGCCTGACGGGCGCTGAGCTTACGATCGACGGCTTGCAGGCTGCGATAGATCTCAAGGCAAGTGCAACCGAGGTCAATGAAGTGGCTGCCCGTGTGACTACCGCAGAGGCGGAGCTGTCCGCTCTTGATGGTGGGTCGATAGTGCTTGCGACCCGCGATGTGCGCCGCCTGGTCGACGAGGGTGAGGCGCTGGCCATTGCGGACCTCAGCGGCCTGTTGCGCACCCATGAAGAAGGCAAGGCGCGGCGCGCCGATCTGGCATCCGCTACCCTCTCTTTGGAAGCCAAAGTGAGTGAGGGGCGCGAGGCACAGGCGGATCTTGAGATCGAGCTGGCGGCAGCGATCGAGGCAAGCGAAGCGCTCGTGTTGACCGAGCAAAACGCGCGGGCGGATGCGCTTTCGGCAGAGGCCAGCGCCCGTCAGGCGGTTACAGCCCGAGTGAGCAATCTGGAGACGGGTGCTGCGGTCACCTCGGCGTCCGTCTCTGCTCTTGCCACGGCGACCTCGAATGCTGACAGCGCGCTGGCGCAAAGTGTGAGCACGCTGCAGGCGCAGGCAGGCGATCTGGAGGCGGATGTATCTGCGACAGCCGCAGCATTGAGCAATCTCGAAACCACCTCGGCTGATGCAGATCAAGCGTTGTCCCAGCGGACGGGCACGCTGGAGGCTACAGTAAACAATGGCGCGACGGGGCTGGCCGCAACGCGCGCGGATGTCGAGACCGCTGAGACGGCGCGCGCCGACGGGGATGCGGCACTGGCGCAGCGCGCAACCAATTTAGAGGCGACGGTCAATAACGGCAACACGGGCTTGGCCGCTACGCGCGGCCTAATTAAAAGTGTCGAGTCCACGCGGGTTACTGCGGATGGTGCGGTTGCGGCTGTGGAGCAGCAGATCAGCGCGAGCTATGGCAGCCTCGATGCGATGGCCAGTGCGACATCTGTGGCGTCGGCAGGCGTTGATGGACTGCTGGCGGGCTACCTGTGGCGCGCCCGCGCAGGCGGGGTGACGGGCGAAGTCGAGCTGGTCAGCAATGGTGTGGCGGCAGTTTTCTCGGTGCGGGCAGATCGTTTCAAGTTTGTCGGCGATTTGGCTCAGTTCTTTAGCGATGTGGAGATCACAGGAAACCTTATTGTCAACGGTGCGACATCGCGGACAGGCTTTACAGCCGACTGGACTACTCAGAGTTTAACTTCCACGACATTTACCCCGATCACAGACGAGGTCGTCGTTGATTTTGAAAATTACGTCAGCGCCTCCGGCGCGGCGATGGCAAACAATCCGGTGTGCGTGACCTTTTCGATGGAAATCATACCCCAGCAGGCTGTCGCGGGTGTTATTCAAATCGGCCTGTTGGGCTGGAACCCTTCCTCTGGAAGTTTCACGACGCGAAATTTCTCTTTCAACCTGGCTCGAAATTTTCAGTGGCCAGCCGGAAGTGACAACCGACGCCAGACGTTCACAGCGATGTTGCTCGATCCTAGCACATCAAATGCTGAGGGCAGCATACCAAGCACAACGCGGTTCAAGCTCGCTGCGAGAATAATTTCAGGCGGCACCACAGAGGTGCAGATCAAAGACCTGTCTGTAAAAATGGAGCAGCTGAACAGATGAGCCGCATATATTCACTAAAATCAGGAGATTTTATATGAGCTGGTATAGAGTGGGCACCGTTACGGTGACCAATGGCAGCACCACAGTGACTGGGGTGGGCACTGACTTTGTCGGCGCTGTGGCGGCTGGTCATGGGTTTGTTGGGCCGGATGGGCGGACCTACGAAGTGGGCGCAGTTGTCAGCGCTTCGCAGCTTACCCTTGCCACGTCTTATTTGGGCAGCACGCAGGCTTCTGCGTCTTACGGGATCTACCCGACATACGCCCAATTGCTGCAATTCCAGCAGCGCCTGGACGCGCTCCTGACGGACTATGAGAGCATTGCCACGGGTGCCGGGATTGGTCGGTTTCAGAATGGCACGGCAGCTCTTCCCGGCATGACGTTCGAGGGCGACCTAGACAACGGGCTCTATCTAAGTGGTGCAAATCAGATCGGCGTTTCAACCGGTGCCGTGCGGCGCTTGCTGCTTTCTACAAGCGCTATGCAGGTTGACGTGCCGATAACGGGCAGCGCCGTGCAATCCAGCATTTTTGATACAACATCTGGCAAGCTGATGGCCGTGGGTGCTGGCGGTCTTCTTCTTTCAAGCGACACTTTAAACACCAATGAGGACATAGACACTATCGATCCTGTTTCGAGATTTATGAGCTGGTCTACAAATAGCGGCGGCCACCCTGTGAACGGCCCCGATGACAACGGGTCGGCGGGCATTCAGATATCTGCCAGTTCGACGCGTTTGATGCAGATGCTTACTCAGCTTCAAGGCTCAAGCGGCAATCCGATTGTATCTGTGCGGGTCAAAGACACAACTTTCGGTCCGTGGGCCAGGCTGTTCCACACCCGCAACATTCTGAACAATGTCTCGCAGGCGTCTGGTATTCCGACAGGTGGGCTAATTGAGAGAGGTGATAACGCGAATGGAGAGTATGTTCGTTTCGCTGACGGCACACAGATTTGCACGAGAATTGTTGTTCATGACAATACGTCTACGGAACCCGTCGACTACAGCTTTCCGGCGGCGTTTGTCGGCTCTAACCCGTCAGCGTCTATTTCGCTTAGCGATAGTGTGTTTAATACGAGAGTGACCGACTTCCTGAATACTGCCGTCGCAGCAGCAAATTCGGTTTGGCGTGTGCGCGCAGATGTCGTCGGGTTCCATAGTAATACAAGTTACATTTTGACTGCAATCGGTCGATGGTTCTAAGGGGGCAATCATGCAGATTACACTTTCACCGACGCGCGGCGATGCACCGCGCACACTGAACCGAAGCGGCGATATCATTACTGTAGATGGCGAGCCGTTTGACTTCAGCCAGATCGCAGAAGGCGACACACTTCCGCGCGAGGCTGTCACCGGTAACTGGCTGGCCTCCGACGTGACGCGGACCAGTGGCGTTCTGCACTTCAGGGTGGTCTTTCCCCACGGTGGAGGCGCGCCCACCGAGACCCGCTTTCCATC